CCCTTGCCAGTGTCAGTGATATGGACTTCGTCTTGTTCAAACGAGAAGAACATTCCAGCTTTGAAGTCTTGGTCTGCACCGTCTGGCAAGTTGTTTCCATCCTTGTCGACCCAGTTCACCATTGAAACGGGGACCCCGTTTTCAACCCAATCAAACCCGACTGGGACGAGATAATCGCACTTGATTTGATAGATACCGTTGACATACTTAACCTCGTTCGCTTCATAGTATGCCTTTTCTTGCGGTTGTACAGCCGTATTCGCTTGGTTATTGGTCTGTGGTGCCGTGTCAGCATATCGCCAAACCTCGATATAATTAGGCTTATTCCAGCTATAGTAATCGTTCCAAGGATAGGTATTGATCGCTTGTCCTGTTGCGCCTTGCGTTGAGTAATCGCAAGAGATAAAGTATGTATCATCGATCATCGCTCCGACGTGGCCACCAGCTCCGCCAGATGAGGACATATCAGCACCCCAGCTCATCAAGATAATATCGGCCGGTTGTGCGTCCCAGTCTTGATTGATACTTACGCGGTAGAAGCCATTGTTTGCGAGTTGTTGGCCAAGCGTAACCGTTGACGGTAAGCCGATGATATTGATTCCAGCTTCTTTCAAAACTTGCGACATGATACCAGAACAATCCCCGGTACCATCTGAACCGTTACGACTGCCCAGCATTGAATAGGTAATCAGCCCGCGACGACTAATAAAACCGTTTACGATAGATTGTTGTACACTCATGTTCGACCTCTCTATTTCTTCCATTCTTCGTTAGCGCGTTTGACCGCTGCTTCGATAAAGGTATTGAGTTCCTGATTCGTCAAGTGGATATTTTGTGACTCAAGGCCCTCGATCAAGCTAGTTTTGGCGTGTTCGAGTTTGTCCTTGCCGTGAATATCCAACTTTTCAGCGACCTGCTCTGTAGCGTTGACTGCGTTTTTAGCCAAGATCTCGACGATCTCGATTGCTTTCTTGCCACCGCGCATGAGCAAGTATTTCTTGATCGCTTGTACCACGATACCTGTTAATACAACTAAAATGCTCATCGCTGATGATGTGATAATGCTTGTAATTTGATTCATGCTATTTGTCCTCTTTAATTTCTAATTCCAGAAAGCGCTCGAAAAGCACTTTGATAGCTCCGTTACCGCCAAGTTCGACGTAACTCTCGTATAATTTCGATAGCTCCTCGATCTCATGCTGGTTAGTATGCCCGCGTTTTAACGCGTTCTTCAAATTTTCCTGCAATCGAAAACGTTGAAGCCGTTGTAAGCCTTTCCCGATCATTGTTAAATTCTTTCGGTTATCTTTTCCAATCTCTTCCACGTTTGATACTGACTTCTCGAGGGTGTCTATCTTGTTAGATAGACCCTCAAGACGTTTGTCAGCTTCTTTAGTGGTTTTTGTGCTTTTGAACGAAAAATAACTTGGAATTATAACGACCAAGACGGGTGTCAGCTTATCTACTAATGCTAATAGGTCCAATTAAACCACCCCCCTATTATGCCACTCGCTTACTGGACGGGTTGAGTTTCAAGCTCAGCTTTTGGTTCAGTCCATTTCCAGATCGCAAGTTTGCCGTTCTGCTCAAGGCTTGCAAGCTGGTCAAGCGTTTCGCCCTTGTAAGTAAATGATTGATTTACTTGGACCATCACACGCTTGCCTTCGCTGTATTTCTCGATATGGTTCGGGTCCTCAATCGCGAAGATCGCTTGTGCTGGGTAGGTTTCGCCAACTTTTCCAAGGTCTACCAATTCAAGGCCGCGTTTAAAGACTGTAGGATCTAGTGGGTGGTCAACGTCAGTCACACGGGCAAGTACGCTCCATTCTGCGACGTCTTTGACCTTTTGGATCTCTTCGTCTTTCTTGGCCAGTTTCGCCTCGTACTCTTGCGATTGCGTGTATAAATCCTCTTGCAACTTCTTAACACCTTCGACTGGGTTTAATTCAGTCACAACTTGGCCGAGGACGGCTTGAATAAGTGCTTCGTCTGATTCGTTGGTACGGTCACCAATTAAAACACGCTCAAAAGCTGTGTAAGGGTTAGCTGAACGGATTGATACGAAAGTACGTCCTTCTTCTTGCAAGTATTTATTAATGATTTTAAATTCCATAATTATTTACCTTCTTCTAATTTTTGAGCTGTTTCGTCAAACAATTCTTTGAGTGCTTGATCGCTATCCAAAACGTCGTTAAACTTGCTTAATAGCTCGTTTACGTGTTTGTTTTCCTCGCTTGCTTCCTCGTATAAGACCCTATATTTTGCGGCTTCCACGAGCGCGTTTGCGAGATTCTGCGAGATTTCATTTACGATTTTATCTACTGTGTTCATTTTGTTTCACCTTTTTTAATTTATTTTGCTCCAATACCAGGGTATAAGTAAAAAATATCTTTACGATTAAGAGCATTCCCTAAGTGTGCTATACGTTGATTAATCCATTGGAAGTAACCTACAAGGTCCACTCTTTTACTGAGATTGCCTAAATCAGATAACTCTGACCCATAATCTGCGAATTGTTCAAGTCTGTTAATTAAGTAAGTCATATTGTGCATTTTGGTAGCCGCGGCTGGTTGAAAGTTATATCCAGTATTCCCTCTAAATTCGTGCTTGAGAGTTATGAAGTCACCGTAAATTTCGCTTTTATCATGCTTATCGTCCGAACGCCAGATTTTTATTCCAGCAAAACGTGCAGTTTTAGAAGAATCAATACCTACATTATGGGATGTCACACCCAACCCCGCATACACGCCATTCCATTCATCATCTGCAAAGTGTAGAAATCCTGTCACATCATTTTTAACACGTTTGATCGCATTGTTGTCTCCCCAGAAAGAAATCGTAGCATTTTGATAATAATCTGTGTTAGCATTTGATAAGTCAATTCTCATTGCTCCATTAATGGCCTCAACTATTCCACCCCTAAATGTAAGACCCGTGAACGTCCCAGACGTCACATTCTTAGCGTCAAAATTGACTACGGTCATTTTAGCAAAGTCAGCCTCACCACCCGAAATTTTGCTAGCTGAAACTTTTTTTAGATTTGCGGAATCGATGACTGCTTCATCGATCACGGTCTGACCTGTGATATGTGTCAACCGTCCATCTATTCGGTTCGTGCCGTCTGCCAGTACGTTGATTGAGTTGAGTACATCACCGTTGCTATTGAGGTTTTTGACTGCCCACGAGCCCGCAAGTTGTGTCATTTGTGTGCGCGTGGCTTCGATCAATGGATCAGCTTTGAGTTGATCGGTTAACGATAGTGTATAATCTGACTTAATTGATCCTTTTTCAACTTTGACGTCCCAAACGGATTTTAGCTTATCCGGATCTTTGCGATACGTGTTAACACGCAAACGATACGTCCCGGAAGGTTTATTCCAAGTAATCTTGGTTCCAGTCGTGCCAGTCTTCAGATCTGACACGATCTGATAATTTTGGTATTTATCATCCATTAGCCATAAGACTACATTGTCACTTTCTGTGCTACCATTGTGGATCGCTGTAAAGTTACCGTCCGTTTTGGCACTAACGATGTACTCTTGCCCTTGCTCCATGTAAATAGACGTGCTGTCCTTATACAAAATATTGTTATCAAAGTTAGCTGGCTTTTTGTCTGGTTTAAATGGGCCTTTTGAGCCGTTTAGCAGGTTAGCACCATCTGTATTAACATACTGTCCAACCTCAGTCTGAAATATCTGACTGCTCATAACAAGCCGTGAGAGCTTGTCTGGTGCGTCTGTTTCAGTCGTGCCGATAATTCGCTCATAGAGCTTGTTTGACTCGGTCAGTTTGTTAAATTCAAGCGTTTGTCTTCTGATCGAATTTTCTTGTCGGTCTACTTTATCGTAAATGTTGCTGGTATCTCTAAGTAATCCGCTTACCGTATTTTTATCGGCGAAATCATTAGAGAGTTTTGTGACGATCTTACTATAGATCGTGTCACCGTCAACGCTTTTTACCCCTTCCGTGACTTTGTTCTGCAAGTCTGGACTTGATAAAATCTGCTGCTTGATCTGATCAGATAGCTTGCTAGTGTCTGGTAACGTTCCGGCTTTCTTTAGGGCCTCTTCTGCCTTTGCGTTTGCTTGCGCGATCGCTTGGTTCGTTGAGGTTTGAGCGTCTGAGATCTGTTTATCAACCTCTTTCTTGATCTTATCGACATCTTCTGTGTCAATACGCTTCTCCCACTGAGACCCATTCCAAACATACATACGGTCATAGATGCCGTTTTTCTCGAACCAGATATCACCGATCTTATGTTCTTTATCGTCTGGTCGATTGTACCAAACCTTGTTACCTTGAGCATTTAATAGATAGTCTGGTAGGGTGTTTACTAGACGTTGCTGATTGCTGGCCAGGTCGTCAATCTTACCGGATAAGTTGCTAGTCATTGAGGACTTAAAACCATCACCGATAACACCAACCTCTACGCTGTCATTCTGCTCTAGCAGTACATCATAGACAATGGTTGTCAGCTTGGCATCTTCGCTAGTTAGCCCGATCTGAGGATAATAGACGGGCACGATGTCGCAAAGTTCAGCCTCTTCTAAAATCTGAGTTAATTTATAATCAAGTGTCTTTGACAAGTCCACATACTCAATCTTAGTATTGATTTTCGGGAGCCCCAAACGGTTATTAATTGCGTATTCTTTGGCAAGCCTGCGCAATTTGTCAATCGTTGGTACTTCTTTGTCTTTGAAGTTAGACGAAAAATCAACGATCAAAACCCGTCGCTCGTTGTATAGGCCAATATAAGGTCCGTCTACATACTTCTCAGGTAGCTCAACTGTGATCTGTTGGCTGGTTGCCCCACCCTCACCAGTCCCTTGATTCTCTGGGGTATACGTTGCGTAAGGATACACGCTGGTATAAGCGCCCTCGATATCTTGGTCGTCTTCTGCGCGCAAGATATTTCGCCCGTATTCTAAAACGGTAGGGCTTTTACGTCCTAGCTGTTTATGCAGTCTGATAACAGTATTATCAAACTCATATTCACCTCCCCAAACGTCAAGAATTGAGCCTTTAACACCACCCAGCACGTCACGCGCCGTCTTAAAGTCTGCGATATTCCAGCTAGTCTTTGATGTTAGATCAATATCGGACCATGTATCAAAGCGAATACCGCCCAGGGCATTTAAAGCCCAGATAGCCAAAGCTGCCTGAGCTGTTCCTGTAGCGTTGGTATTGTTCCTAACAGCCATCGTTTCGGTCAAGTGGCTGATATGTTTGGCATATATTTTTAAAATGCCTGTGCTGTCTTTGACGATACGAGAAATGAAGAAAGTCTGATTTTTGGTCCGTAAACCAGCATCAGACTTGATCCTCATATCATTTTTAAACGCACTAGCAAGCGGGCCACTAGCTGGGTACTCAATGTAAAGAGTATAATTCCCGTTTCGTTCCCGTGTGACTTGTGCCTTTGTTGCGTCAATCTCTCCCAAACCGTAAGTTTCAAACGCTGTTTCGTTTGCGTTATAAAGTATAGGCCTCATAGCTTAACCCCCCAGTTTGGTATCATCGACACCGTAAAGTTTCCATCCCAGCTTATTAAATTCCGTCCAGAGTCCAAGTACGGCATCTGAAATTGTGGACTTCGAACGACCTTATCCCATGCCTGCAAGTTGCCAGAGTATACCTGATTTGCTTGCATATCCAGTGTGATCCTATTCTGTACTGCCTTTAACTTAGTCTTGCGCCCGTTGATAGTAAGCGTGCAATCTCCAGACCCCACTAGTGTGATGATCGGTTTTGCGTTGACATTTCCGAGTCCATTGATCGCAACTCCATTTGTCAGTGTTTGAGTAGTACGCCCTTGCTTATAAAACTTAACCGGATAGGTTAAAAAGTTTAGCTTGACTTTGCCAAACTGTCGCATAAGGCTCGATACCTCAAAGGTCTCGATAAATGCTGACCGGTAGATAAAATCTGGGTCCCAAGATAGAGTCAAATCTTTATAACCGTCTACGTTTAGCCAGTTACTGATCTCGCTTTCTGCATCTGTGAGTTTACGATTTGAAAGGACGGTACAAGGCAACTCGATAGTAACCGACTTGAGCCGGTTCTTTGAGATCAAAAGATCACCATCGCGACCAGGGACCGCTACTGTTTCCACGTCGCTACCAGTCGAACTAATAATATAGTCGCTAGTCACTCGTAGCCCGTGAGTGGTGCTTGATACACCGTTAAATGTAAAACTTCCCATTATGCCATTCTACCTCCTTCCAAATTCGTATAGTATGCAAGCTCACGCAAGAGCCTGCGCATATTTTCGGGGCTGAAAAAATTATCATTAGCTGTGCCGTTTGCGTTA